TAACCCATGTCTTCCCGCCAACGAGCAGAATCTCTCAGTTTTTGGGAAATAATATTAAATTGTTCCGCACGGGATTTGCGCGCCATCAGACCTTCTCTATGTTTCTACCTTGTGCTTTTGCTTCAGCAACAAGTTTATTTTCACGTTCACGTAAAGTTAAATGCTGTTCATCCGCAGGTAAACGGGAACGTGCAACCGCTCCAGTGATAACCCGTAAACCTAACAACTTTTGCCGCCACTCCCATAACTCTTCAAGTTCTATGTCAGTCTTTGGTCCTTTATGGACCTCAACATATTCAGCGAACTCTTGAAAAGAAGCGTCGGGGGATAAAACCGCCACAGTTAACTACGGGCGTTTTGTGTGAGGTGTGTATGTATGACCAGCCAAATTTGGTTGCGGTTGCGAAGGCTCTACATTACCAGTAGGTCCATGCTGATTGAATGGTGTTTCACGAACAGCGTTCTCGCCGTATCCACCTGTCTGATTAGCATACTTAGGGCTATCAAAACGTTGAGTAGGAGCATTAGGTATCGCAGCATCCCATAAAGGATTAGCAACTGCGGAACTACCACGTTCCATTCTATTATTCTGACCCGTAGGGCCATCTACTGTTTCGGATGCACTGGTGTGCGAAACGAATCTTGCCATTTGAACCTCCTAGGTTCTTATAAGTCTCTATACAATACGCCTAACGTGTCCCACGTACCGTATTTTGACCAATTCTCATCGGTCCTTCTTCTTTTTGATTAGGAATTAGTCTCCTAAACCAATCTATTGTCCAATAATCGTCCTGTTTTGTAGTAAATTCTGGCATAAACGCATATTGGCGCATTTCATTAGCCAACGCCAAAGCCATAACACGGTCATCATGTGGGCTACCAGACATGCTCCCACGATCATTACGCACATAAGTGCGTAACTCTGCGATAGTGAACCTGTCATGCAAAATAAGTTCCTCATTACGCAAAGCCATACCAAGATCATCAATCAACAAAGGTTTAGTAGTCCTAGTAGTTTTCCAACCAAACTCTTGAGAAACCTTAGAAGTTACCTGATTCAAACTTCTTTTACGAAAAAGATTAGGAGCGCCTAAATGACGCAACTGCGTGATCGTAGTCAAACCATGATTGTTAGACTCAACACAAGTTAAAGCATCGTTATACCATAAAGACAACAAATAAATATCGTTAGCGAAATCGTCAGGTGGAATATGCCCATGCCACACAGCAACCTGTTCACCAGTACGCACCTCCAAAACTTGAGCGCAAGAATAGTCGCCATGAACTAAACCCTCCGCAGTGTCAACACCAATACAATAAGGAACATGTCCTTGAGGCTCACGCCAAACTGTAAGCATCTTTCCTAAACCTCGGAACTCTCTTATACGGCTCGTCTAAATAACCCATCTGCCCCTCCTCAATATGGTTATTCATCTCTTCTAAAGCATGCAAATCAAACACAGGGTTACCAGACTTAATAAAAGCCTCTTCAGGAGTAGTAGGATATTCCTGAGCCAACTGCCAAGGCAACATAGATTCCTGCTTAGATTCATACCATGACTGATCCCTGTCTTCTGTAGCAGACCAAGGAAAAAACATTGGTTCAAACTTATTGTTACCAGTTTCAGAACCAACCCACAGTTCGTGAAAAAAATTACCTGAACCGTTAGCAGTAGACAAACCTATAATTCTACCACCAACATCAGCGACAGGTTCTATAGAAGCCCACGCTTCCTCAGGATTCGGAAGGAACGCCCATTCGTCAACCACAACCAGCGTAGCCGACTCACCTCGAGCAGGATCGGATGCTGAAGGCATCGATGTAACCAAACTACCATTGTCAAAGCCCATTTTTTGCTGATGTTCAACAAGAGATACAGGCCCCCTTTCTAACATCCATTCCGGTAAATGTTGAAAACCATACTTGGATTTTCTCAACAATAAAACCGATTCACGCTCTGTGCGTGACAGATCAATAATGTTCTGATCTGAATGAAAGAACGCTAACCAAAACTGGTGGGCGGCTACAAGAGTGGTCCACCCTATTTGTCGTGCTTTGAGAGTCAGACTGTACCTTTGGTTAGTCCAATTATCTAACGCTTGTGATTGTGCATCACGTAACTTGAACAGCATGCGTCCATGCGCAGGGTGTGCTATATGCCAATAGTTTTCTAAGAAATGTTTCTCATCTGCTATACAGCGTCGCCATTCGGCTTCTTTTTGTAATTCTGTTAAAGTTGGCATTATCCGGGATGGTTCATTAAAAACTGTTCATATTTTTCTGGTGAATCCAATATTATCGTAGTGTACGAATAACTGCCGGTATCCTTATTATCTTTTCCTAAGGTCACCGTAATGGCACCTATCAGGGTGCCAATAGCGACAAGCAAACCAGTGATGGCTGCTATAAGTTTAATTGTTTTATTCATCTACTGGAACCACGATTGTACGATCCGGGATAACGCCCCCACCAGATACACTGTAGAAGCGCCAACTATCCCCATCAACATCAAGATTATCCAATCCTTCTCTGAAGGCGGTTTCATTCGCATGATTCACAAGTCTCAGGGTTTTCCAACCCGCATAAGAGTTCTTCTTCGTCCGAGAAAACATCGTATTCTTCAGATGAAAAGGCACCATCATATATAAATTCAGGGCGTTCCCCAAGAATCGTTTCATCTTCATAATCAACCTTTCCCATTATTACCGTCCAAAATTAAACATTGCTTTTTTAAACAAATCATAGTCTTCCATATAAGGTTCTAATTCTTTTAGAAGTCTTACTACTTCATCTAAATCTAATTTACCGTAAGCAACAGCCGCATCCCTAGCCAACTGCACAGGTTTAGCCACACCCATAGAAGTAGAAATATCTACTGCTGCATGAGCATCAGCAAATTCGTCAAGCAATTCTACCATTTCAGGCATTTCCTCTTTAATTAATTTTACATACTTTGGTAAAGTAGCGTTACTTTTAGGACTCAAATTTAATTTAACTGTTTTAAACTTATCTGTAATAGTGCCAAAACTCTGAGCCATGTTTCCGGGTTGAGTCATTCTATTGTAAAGATCACCTATATGTTCAGAAATAGATGTATATTCTCTTTCCATACCTCTAGCAGTATTTGTAATTTTTAACATTATTTTTTCTGGAGCGCCTCTTTGTGCGCTAGCAATTTCAGCAAACTCTTTTTGAAGTTCTGTATCACCCGGATTAATGTAAGATTCGGGACTTCTATCACGAGTGTATTCATCAAATGGTTTTCTTTTAGTTTTAGATGTAGGAGGTCGAAAGTATTCATCTCCACTTTCCATATCCAATAACCGTCTATCGTCAAGTTTTATCTCTGGTCGATTAAAAAACTCTTCCCACAGATCAACTGTAAAATTATCTGTTCCTCCTACAGGATCGTCAAACGATTGCGTATCCCGTCCATAATTCTCAGTTGATCTGAATATATTCTCGTCTTGAGGACCCCACTTATCAGACGGTCCAACTTCTATTTGATCCTTAGCGTTTCTTTTTATATGTGTATCAACATTCCAAGCGTCGCTTCGCTTACGTAGTTTATCTAGTTTTTCTGATGCGAACTCTAAAATCGCTTTCTCTGTCTTCTTATTAACAGGTCCTCTCCAACCTATTGCTTTAGCAATCTTTTTGATTTCTTCAACTTCAAGATAATTAAAAACCCTCTTATAACCAAAAACCTCTGGCTTAAGATAAGGTTTTCCCCGTTCAAACTTGTTCAGTTCAACCAACTCATCTACCTTGCGTAAACTTTCTTCCAATGTGAACTGAAGATCATATTCTTTGTCCGTCAATGGTTTAGGGTTTTTTGGAACTTTCTGCACAGGACCCGCCCCTTCTCTTCTTTTAGCATTTGTTACGATTTCATGCTCATCCATAATCTTTTGATGATCCCATCCCCCTTCGATCAAATCATCGTATTGTTTTTGAGACATTCCTATTGTTTTACGATCATGGTCAGGAGATTGCGGAAATTTACCCTGATCATCTAATGCATCTTCTTGTCTTGCTTTTCTACTAAGTTTGTCTATTTTCTGTTCTTTTTTAGGTTCAGATTTCTTTTTTTTCGTTCGTGCAGTTCCCGGCAATTTCAACTGATCAGCCTGTTTAACAACATCTACTGCTTCATCACCACCAATACCCAAAATCTTAGCAATATGCTTCAATCCCGGTTTACCAAATTTCATTACAGGAAACAAACCCGCCTTCATCAAAGCGTTCATAGGAAGAATATCACCCTCATGTTCACCTGTAGCACCCACATCTCGGCCTCTTAAAGGTTCCAACATTCTTACAACCTGCTCAGAACTTAAACTACCCGGAATTCGAGGTACATGTTTATCAACCTTCCGAGCGCCACTCGCAACCTTATCCATCACAGCATCCAACCAGCCTCCAACAGGACCCATATAAGGTTTAGATTCAGGTTTCATAGGACGATTAGCAAAACGCGGATCCCTATAATCCTGAGACAACACCTCAGGATTCATATTCTCCTCAGCAACCTGACGTATCACCTTATCCATCCAATACTGGCGAGAATCAGCCATTATCAGGAACCACCCTCAAATGATGAATCTGAGCCTCCAACTCATC